ATGGGACTATGCAAGTCCAAAGCATACACCAAGGAGGAGTTAGAGGCAAAGGCGGGCAGCCTGCGCACCCGCCAAATAATATGCCGCCTCTGCGGAGCTAACCTGCATCAGTACGAAATAGACGAGTACAGGACGAAAACCCTTACCGTCAGGGGTAACACGGTGAAGGGATACTGCACCTGGTGCATCTTAATTGTACGGTCGGGATACTGGGATGATTGCAGACGGGAATACGCCGCAAATATCTAACGAGGAGGAAGACCACACGACGGGTCCAGGTGATAATGCAAGCTTACCCATGGACGTAGACCTACGCTGTTATGAGGAACTTGATGACGGCGGGCTAGACCCTCTACCTTGCGTCCAGTGTGGAACGCCGTTGTGGTATAACCCAGGAGGAGGGATCTGCAGCCTTTGCACGTTCGCGGGGGACCCTAATATTGTGTCATTTACCTGTAAAAAGTGTCACAGCGTTGTTCTAACCCTTGATGCCTCCGCGGCTGTACTACAGATGTGCCTAATATGCCAATGCAGTGAAACCCGTTACAGTGTTAATGAGTTATTTGATTGCTAGAATATATATGTTTGAATTGCATGCTTGTGCTTTATAATGACTGAGTTTTTAGACTTAGAGGCTGAAGCTAGCAGTGGCAGCGAGGATGAGGATGAACAGGATACAGGTATTAATACTTTGTCTGAGCTGTTTGAAAGCGATGGGGACGGGGAGAGTTTTAGATCGGGGGGGTCAACGGATACGGCGCCTGAAACACACCGCATTATTTTGCATGAACAGATGTGTCAGCAAGACAGGGAAATTATCCAGGGATTGAGAGAAAAAGGACCCGCCCTCAAGAGGGCCTGCCCATCCACCCCTCTAAAACCGAAACGTACTGCCCTGCAGTCAGAAGTTGCGAACATCAGCCCCCGGCTGCAGGGCTTACGGCTTAACAATGGGCAGCAGAGAAACGCAGGGGCCAGAAAGCGCATCGGCTATGGCAGCACCGAAAAGGTGGGTGAAAAAGAAAATGACGAAGACGATTTCTTTAAAATATGCGCGAAATTCAGCAATGCTCGCATGGCTCACCTGGCAAGGTTCAAAGAGCAATACGGTCTAAGCTTTTCTGAGGTCACCCGTCCCTTCAAAAGCGATAGGACGCAAAATAACTCCTGGGTAGTGTCACTGCAAAACTGCTACAGTGACCTACAGCAAATCTTACTGACCGTATTCAAAAAGCAATGCATCAACCTGCTCTACGATGTTTCACTCAGGGCCATGCTGATGTATTGCGAGTTTAACGCTTCAAAATGCAGGGACGGCATTAAGAACCTTTTAAAGACATTAGATATAGATCCGATTACAGCGCTTATAGAGCCACCAAACATAAGAAACCAGCTATGTGGTATGTTCTGGAAACGCCTAAGAATAGCCACGGGGGGGCATCCGGACTGGGTGGTGAGTGCCACAACCCTAGGCACGAAATCCGAGACAGAAAGCTTTGAACTAACAGAAATGGTTCAGTGGGCTATGGATCACTCCTACACAGACGAAGCAACAATTGCATATAGATACGCACAATTAGCACCGGATAATAGAAACGCAGAACTGTGGTTAAAAAGTAACAGCCAGGCTAAGTATCTGAAAGACTGTGTTATTATGGTAAGAAACTACCTAAGGGCCCAGCTACATGCTATGACTATGAGCGAATACATAAGTTCACGCTGTGACCTCTACGACCTCGGGGAAGACAGAGGGTACAAAAAAATACTGAAAATGTTTGCATTTCAGGGCATAATCTACCACGAGTTTCTAATGCATATGACGAACCTGCTGCATGCAAAGCCTAAAAAAAGCGCGCTTGCATTTGTTGGTGTCCCGGACTCAGGGAAGAGCATGATATGCATGTCACTAATCAAATTCCTTAACGGTAAGGTGCTAAGTTTCTGCAACAGCCACAGCCATTTCTGGCTGCAGCCGCTTGCAGATGCTAAGCTGGCACTTATAGATGATGCTACGGAGCCCTGCTGGACCTATATTGATACCTACCTTCGTACAGCACTCGACGGCAGCCCTATTTCTTTAGATATGAAGCACAGGGCCCCGATGCAGATAAAATGCCCCCCCCTACTAATCACATCTAACACTAACATCTCAGAGAGCCCAGAAAAGTACAAGTATTTGCTTAACAGGATAACACTTATGTGCTTTACCAAACAGATACCTGTCAGACAAGGGCAACCTGTACTGTCTGTTGATGAGGCGGACTGGAAATCGTTCTTCATCCATTTCTGGGGCACGCTCAATCTAGATAAGGACTCAGCTCCCGATGGAGCAGATACACCAGACACTTCAGACGGTGCAGAAAGAAATACTTAAGTTACTTGAGGAAGCACCGTCCTGCCTATCGGGCATCCGCGCTTACTGGCAAAACATTAAAAAGGAGCAATTGTTGCTCCATGCTGTACGGCACAAATACCGTGTCACTACACTAGGCTATATCCCTGTCCCCTCGCTAGCTGAAACGGAGCATAAGGCAAAGGAAGCTATTAAGGTATTGCTTATACTGGAGGGACTGCAAAGATCAGGCGTAAGCGATGACGGGTGGACATTGTCCGACTTTTGTCCCTTAATATTGCTGCAAACGGATCCGAAAGACTATCCCAAAAGAAAGGGGGTCAGTGTAACAGTCCAGTTTGGAAACGATAAAGATAATGTTAACGACTACACTATATGGAAAGATTTGTGGGTGCCAGATGAGGATGGTACCTATTTCAATGTAAGCGGGCATGTAGACCATGACGGGTGCTATTACATGAGTGCGGGGGAAAAACGGTACTATTTGTGTTTTAGGGAAGAATGGTCCAAATTCAGAACTGAAAAAGACTGTGAACCGCAATGGACCGTTGGGGGGTTGCAGGAGACACCTCGAAATAGACCTATAAAGAAAAGGACTCGGTTCTGTCCATGGGACGGAGACGGGCGGATCGCCTCTGAGGACGAAGAGGGGCCAAGCACATCCAAACAGGCCCGTTTAGAGACTGAGATTGCAAAGGCCAAACAACAGAAACCAGAGGACGACAGAGACTCAGCGCCCGTGCTATCCCCCCAAACATCATCACCACGTCATATTGTTCTTCCCTGCGGAACACCGCCGTACACAAAGCCTGTTGGCCGGGTAAACCCATCTAGCCTCTCACCGTCTCCACCTCCGCTCACACCTCAGGGGACACCGACCCGTCCTATCCAAGCTGCGTCTCCACAACAGCACTTGCAGCAACAACGACTCCGTCAACTACTGCTACAGCATCAGAGCCTTGTTCCCTGTGTCCTCATAGAGGGCACCGCGGAGCAGGTGAAGGCCATACGATTCAGGATCAGGCACCACGGTGGGTACGGTCACACCCGCGTATCCACAACGTGGCACTGGACACAGGATGCTCGAAAAGTCAGTCCATGCAGAATATTAATTCGGTTTGAGACTGACGGCGAGCGTACAAACTTTATTAATGGGTTCAAGATTTGTTCAGATGTAAAGCTTACCCGTTGCACCTTCGAAGGTCTATGATGACCGCTGTACCTTTGCGTCTGCGCCTAAAGCGTAGTGTTAGGTTTAGGTTAAAAAGAAATGTACGCAACCGTAGAGCAGAACGCAGAAATAAACTTGAAGATGAAGTTGAAGGCTCTAAAAAACGGGTTAAGCGGGCCTCACCTGATCAATTGTGGCGGTCCTGTCAAACGGGTGATTGCCCTGAGGATGTACGCAATAGGTACACATTGAATACCCCGGCAGACAAAATCCTAACATGGTTTGCCCCGTTGGTATTCTTTGGAGGCGCAGGCGTTGGTGCCGCAGCACTGGGGTCTATAGCAAGACAAAGCGGGATTCCAAAAGGGCAAACACTCGGAACAAGCATTAGCAATGCAATCCGTAACATCTTTGGGGGCAGGGGTGGGTATTCAAGGGTACCGCTGACCGAGTCTCCGGTAGTTCCAGGCAGGACAGTTGCACCTGAAGGTCCAAGAACCGTAGTTAAGGTAATAAACCCCGTATACGAGGGAGGGGGTGTAGTAACACCTGAACTCACGGTTCCGCCTGTGCCCGTAGAGACATTAACTGGCTTCACAGAGGTCACAGGCCCTGGAACAGGCAGCAGTGTGGTGGAGTTCAATAACCCGGCCTTTGACCCCTTCATAGGACAGGCTGGCAGTGATGTATCACGCACCTATGTAGATACCATAGTAAACAGCGGAGGCACTATCAGCTCGCCCACCCCGCAGGGCAACCCCTTCGGTGGTCTTACAATAGACGGTGTAGAGGGACATGACATAGAGTTAAACGTGTTTTCTCCAGGACATGACACTAGCCAGGAGGAGACGTTTATGGGTCTTGAATACGTTCCAGAGAGTAGCACCCCGTTGTCTGCACGTATAGGTACGGCAGCACGGAGGGTCTTTAGAGGCTTCCGAGGGCCGTGGAGGACTATTAGGAACCCTGAATACCTTTATGAGGAACTGCAAATGGAGGATATTATTGGGGATGATGAGGAGCAGGACATCTATGTACGTCCCAGGGACATGGAGCTTATAGGACAAGGTCCCAACCGAACCGTTAGCGCCAGAACAATAGCTTATCGGGAGGGCATGCGAACTCGTCAAGGCACCGTTCTTTCGGTCCCTGAGGGGTTGCAATATGATTTCAGTCCGATAACAGGGCCGGCTGAGGAGGGGGTTAACATAGAGATGCAAGACCTTAGTTCTCCCTACGGTAATATTGAAGAGTTAACATTTGCGGAACGTGGTGATATGGGGGTGGACGTTAACGAAATGTATTGGGACATTCCCCTGAATGATCCCCCCCCCCCTGAGCCAACGGTTTCGGGAAATGACGGTTGGCTGCACCGCTTCCTGGATTCCGCGGCCGTTAGTCCAAGGGCAAGAGGCGTTCCCGGTTTCATTGTTCCTGTGGGATACGCGGGCGGTGAAACCGGTAACGGTTATACATTCCAGGATGTAACGGTCTGGCAGCCATCTGTTCCATGGATGCCGTATTGGCCCGGTGAAGGATGGCCCCCCCCTCACTTTGAATTCTCCGACCCATCTCTCTACCGTGTAAAAAAGCGGCGGTGGGATGATTGCATTGCCATAATGATAACGGTGACTTAATTTCTTTCGTAGATGTCACTAAACGTGCTGAACGGCCAGCCGTTCTTCCTGTCGTCTCCTCAGTCATCGTCCACACCGCTGCTTAATTCCACGGATGAGTTTGTGCAGGACACAGACATAGTTTTGCATGCAAGCAGTGACAAGCTTTTCCTCGTCGGCCACCCGTATTACAGTCAGGGTGTAGATCCGTCCGTCGATGTCCCTATGTGTTCAGCGTATCAGTACAGGGTGTTTAAGATAGTATTTCCAGACCCACACAAGCTGGCCTTGATACCATCAGATATATATGATCCTTCTAAGCAACGTCTTGCATACAAGCTCGTAGGGTTAGAGGTCACACGGGACGCTCCCCTAGGTGTTGGCCTGTCGGGTGCACCTAACTTCAATGCACTTGACGCAACCGTTCCTGTTGGTGGGTCTAAGGATCACAGGGGGTCTTTTGCGTTCGATTGCAAGCAGAGTCAGCTGATGATAGTGGGTTGTGTACCTGTCATTGCTCAGCATTGGGACAGAGCAAAGCTGTGTAAAGATGCTGCCCTGGAGGATCGCAAATGTCCTCCTATAGAGCTTGTTAACACCGTGCTGCAAGACGGTGACCTGTGTGACATGGGATTTGGGATACTAAATTTTAAGACGTTAGATGAAGATGGGTTTTCCCTGCCATTAGAGTTGAGGGGTAAGATCAGCAAGTACCCCGATTTTGTAAAGATGCAGACATCAGGCTATGGTAACTCCTGTTTCTGGTTTTTGAAACGCGAGCAAATGTTTGCAAAAAATACATTGTTCCAGCCTGGAACGTATCCTGAGGCGGTCCCGAGTGACCTTGCAAATTCGGCCTTCTTTACGACGACCTCGGGGTCACTGGTATCCAGTGACACACAACTATTTAATAAGCCATATTGGCTATCGCATGCGCAAGGTGGGAACAATGGCATGCTGTGGGGTAACACATGTTTTGTGACCCTGTTAGATACAACGCGAAACACGATATTTAATGTGAATATTAGAAAGTCCGGTGCAAATTCTACTTATGATGAGACTGAAACATATCGTTTTTTGAGGCACACAGAGCAATTTACGTTTCAATTGATTGTTCGTGTATGTGTGGTCCCCCTTACGGCGCAGACACTGACTTTTCTAAACACTTCTGCTCCGTATGTACTTCCCCAGTGGGGCATCACGAATGAGCCTCCTGTGCAATCATCACCAGAGGACATTTATAGGTATATTACCTCAAAAGCTACACGTTGTCCTCCTGCTGAAGAGGTTGTACCGGCAGAGGTCGATCCTTTCTCAAAGGTAAAGACATGGGACATTTTGCTGGAGGGTCACATGTCTTTAGATCTTCATCTGACATCTTTGGGCCGAAGGTATCTTGCCTACATGCCGCGTACTACACCTCGTCGAACTACTGTGAAGCGACGCAAAGCTACATCGTCCTCCGATGCACGCAAGCGTCGTCGTCCTGCATAGAACTACTGACTCCCGAAGTTTTAGATGTAAATATTCGTTCAGGGAGATATTTATTTTTTTACGAGACTTTTAAGAGACAATCATCTTTCTCTATAGGTACTGGTCATGCACATCGCCATTGCTCTGTGGCATAGCTAGCGCAAATAACAGCCTCCCCTATATTCACAGCACATTTATTATTTTTGATTGTTACTATTACTCTCTGTACTTAGCAGGTGGATGACGAGACATCAACAAAGTGAAAAGCCTTCTAACCTTTATTTTGTGTCTTTCTGTTACAAACTGTCAACATGGGAGTAGACTTTTTTCTGTGGAAGTTACCAATCTTGTTTTTTTTTGTTATGCGTATGTCATTTATTGTGGGCATTAGTAGAAGAAGCGGGACGTACTTGGAGAAGACTGTAGAGCATTCTGGCAGAGACAGACCCGTCTGCTCTAGAGCCTTTTTCACATTATTAAAAAAAAATCCTCGGACTGATTTCCAAACATCGACTTACCTCTTTGATTAATGGCTCTTCCTGTGTGTGTTCTACCTCGGGACCATATGGCTGCTAACGAAACAGTTCCCTAAATGTTTCAATAAAAATAGTAAAACCTTTATTATAAAATGTACCATTAAAAAAAAAAATGTAACTGACTTAGAAGCGTGCAATAACGGCTCCGGATCTATCCCCCATCATCCTCTGTACCATCAATCGGACGGACTCCTGAGGAACATAAAAGACCAAAAAAATACCTGTATCTCAAGAAGTGTGCAATAGACCTCTGTGAAACTGGCAACCTCCAAAAATAAAAAAGACCAAAAAAATGTAACTGTAACTGTAACTGTAACTAAGAAGCGTACAATAAACTGCACAAGCTTATTCCACCAATCACTGTGTGGTGTGTCACTTTCACCGCTGTTGCTGGGCAGATTTCGCTAGTGAAAGTTTCGTTTACTGGACACCGTTTTCGATGGCGTTGACGGGACCGGTAGAGACATGTTCATGTGCCGATATAATATATATATTACATTCTGTGTGGGTATTTAAGGGTACGGATCCGTAAAGCGCCCACGTCAGCGCACTCTGTGCCAGACCGCGGAAGACACCCTGGCCAGCTGGAAGTCACAGCAGTCACAGCTGTGTCCAGCTGGAAACTCAAGGCGGAGCTACGAATTCGGCTGGGGATTCCGCCAACGCAGACGTTGTGAAACACGACTCCATTTTCCATCGATTAGTTTGACTTCAAATAGGACCACCAAGGGCGCAACGGAATCGTTTATAAAAGTATGACATTTTTGATTCGTTAGTCCTAAACTAAACCGTCTGTTTTAGGGTGAGGGAGGGTTATGAATCGCGTTCCCTGGGGTGACGGCGGTGTCTGTGCAGGGGGGGTGGCGGTTTCGGGGGGGGGGTGTCTGGGAGGGATTGGGGTACAGTTGCCAGTGTCCACGTAGAATAAGGAGGGATCACCCGCAAGGTATTATAAATACGTGTGTGCGCACACGAGTGTACGG